ACTGCTGAGCAAGATTTTACTCTTACTGGCGTTGCTGTAGGTGATTTTGTATCAGTATCAACTACAGCAGCTCAAACTGCTGGAGTTGCTATAGCTGGCGCAAGAGTGAAAGCTGCTAATACTATTAGTATCACTTATGTAAACCCAACTGCTGCAAGTAAAACTCCAGCAGCTGATACATATTTAGTTCAAATTGTTCGTTCTTACCCTGTTGCTACTGACTTTATGACAGCATCACCAAGTAACTACGGTGCAATTGCGGCTAATAACCCATAGTAAGATGAAGGTGGAGGGATAAAGTCCTCCACCTTTTTCCTTTTTAGGTGAAATATGGCAATCGAATATCCATGCTCGATGCACAAAGACTCATATGACAATTCAACAATTGCCATCGATGAGCAAGAATATAAAGCTTTATCCAAGGACGGATGGCTAACTTCCCAAGAATGGGACAGTAAGGGTAAAGAAATCCCCGTAAAACGTGTTAGATCGACCAAATTTGAGGAATAGTAAATGTCTAGCCTAGCGAATCAGCAACAAAATTTATCCTTTCCAGGCTTATTGCAGGTTCCTGGCGGCATAACTTCAACGCTTCAACAAGTTCAAGATGGTGATGGAAATGTTACTGGTTTAAGCCTTAGCTCTGCCGGAGCTTCTGTAACTACATCAGATACATTTCAGGCATCTAAAAACGGAATTACTTTAACTGGAGCTTTACCAAGATTAATTAGTGATGGTTTTGGAGATTTGCCATCTGTTAAAGATTTTGGCGCTGTTGGCAATGGTGTAACTGATGATACCGCTGCTTTTACTGCTGCTATCGCTGCAAGTCCTACTGGCGTAGCTGTCCCTGCTGGAAGTTATAAAATTACTGGTACAGTTACAGGCGCATTTTATAGCTTCGGTACAGTAACTATCGTTACAGGTAAAGTTGCATCAATTCAGAATATAACTGGAAACATTACTTCAGTTAAAGATTTTGGCGCTGTTGGTGATGGTGTTACTGATGATACGGCGGCTATACAAGCGGCTATAAATACCGGAAAAAATGTTTATGTGCAAAATGGTAATTATAAAATAACCGACGCACTAACTATCACGACGACCTGCCAAAGGATATATGGTGATAGCCGAGAAAACACTAATTTTGTAATTGATACAACATTTAATATGTCAGCATTAGGTGTTATTGTTTTTGCTAGTGGTGAGACTGGCCCAGTATTAGATAGTATAGGGATAATATTTACTCAGCCTGATACAACCATTAGAGCAAACCTCATTCAATATCCTGCGGCTATCTATGCAGTAGCACAACCTAGATTCATTATTACACAAGTACGCATTACCGCTGCCTGGAATGGTATAAACATGACTGGCAATAGTGGGGGGGTGTTTATAGATTTCTTGGAAATGTCAGCGTTTAATATTGGTATTTCTATAGATGGTGCATACGATACAGTTAGAGTTAATAACTTCCATTTTTGGCCTTTTGGTTTAACCAGCAATCAAATAAACTCGATTTTTTATGTTGCACCAACAAAGGCATTTAGCATTGGCCGTTGTGATGGGCTATTAATTTCTGAATTTCTAAACATATCAAATTTAGCGATTGATATGTTTGCAGGGGCTACTGGGTCAGCAGCGGTACTTGTTGTTAATTCAGCATTTGATACTTTTAATGGAGTTAATATTTCAGCTGGGGGTATAGAAATAGCAAACAGCTATATGTCATTTACATCACCAGCTACTGCATCGGTACAAGGGATTGTAATGAGCGGAAACAATTATGTAAAGTTGACAAATGTAGGTTTTAGTGGTTTGTTGACTGATCCCGTTATAACCGTTAATAATTCAGATAGATCAGTTTTACAAATTAATAATTGTACTTTTCTTTGCGATTCTACTAAAGCTGTTTATTTAAGTGGTTCATCAGCTAACGGCCCTACATTAATTATTTCAGATAATTATTTTAGTTGCTTGAACGCTACTGCTCAATTATTAGATTCAACAGGCATAACGTCTGGGGGATGTTATGCAGCGATAAGTAACAATAGAATATTAATATCCGCCAACCTTAATTATGGGAATATAATAGATGTATCTAATTGTTTAGCTAGAGTAACTTGTAATCAAATAAATGATAAAGGCACAGGAACTGGAAACTTTATTTATGTATCTACAGATACTGGGCATTATATTTCAGGAAATATTGGTTATGGATGGGCAAATAGTTTTCCAACGGCTGTTCAAGGGTTTTATGACCTAAATAGCAATGCAACTTATACACCATTAACTGTTAAAAATGGCGGCACAGGCTTAACCACATTAACTGCTGGCAGAATACCATACGGCAATGGCACTGGGGCTTTGAATTCAAGTGCTAATTTATTTACTGATGGCACTAGCGTGGGGATTGGGACGAGTAGTCCAAACGCATCAGCAATACTAGATGCACAATCAACAACAAAAGGCGTTAGGTTTCCTAACATGACCACTACACAAAAAAATGCTGTAGCTACTCCCGCAGCAGGGCTTGTGGTTTTTGATACAACGCTGGCTAAACTATGCGTCTATTCTGGTTCGGCATGGCAAACTATAACTTCAGTATAAGGATAATAAAATGTCAATAACAAATACTTGGGGTATTGTAGGGATGGATTGCGCCCCAACAAAAGGTTCTTTAACTGATTATGTAGTGGCTTTTCGCTGGACACTCAGCGCAACCGATGGAACTTATATGGGGTCGGCTTATGGAACAGTGTCTTTTGATGTTTCCTTGACTAACCCTAATTACATCCCATATGCTGACATATCATTAGAACAAGCTATTGATTGGGCTAAAGACTCTTTAGGTGCTGAACAAGTTGCAATGTATGAAAAAGCTGTTGCTGACCAAATTGAAGCGCAAAATATCCCACCTACTATAAATCCTCCATTACCTTGGAATATTTAAATTTCATAATCGCAAAAAATGAGATTAAAAGAGAGATATTATGGCTAGATATTTTACACTTGATTTAGTACCTCAACTTGGAGGCCAATTGGGGTTGGCATCCGCAAAGGTATTTTATGCAAATACTTCATCTGCGGTAGCAATCTTTCAAGATCAAGCGATGACTACGCCTATTGCTAACCCTATAGTAATTACTAGCGGGTACAATATATCTTTCTGGGTAGCAGATGGTATACAAGACTATGATATTCAGTTGATAGGGGGAAATCTCATATCAACTGTTTTCATTAATGATATTTGGACTTTACCAGCTCCTATCTGGGGCAATCGTTCAGTATTTTGGAGTAATGCACCAGAAGAATGGGCGCATATTTCACCTTACCCTATTGCCGTTTCAATGGTCAGCAATGTTGGTCAACTTTATACAGCAAATGATTTAGTACGCGCTGCGATGCGATTAATTCAAGTATCATCTGTAGATACTGATTTAACTGCAAACGAGCTTAAAGATGGCATAGAATCGCTTAATCGAATGTTAGATTCGTGGTCTGCTGATGAATTGATGCTTTATCAGATCACTAGAGAAACATTCCAATTATCAGCTAATACTAATCCTTACACTATAGGGCTTGGAGCAACTTGGAATACTATTAGGCCAAGCCGAATTATAGATGCATATTTTACTATCTACACAGGTAGCATACCTGTTGATTACCCCATGCAAATTATGGAATGGGATGATTACAATGCAGTAAGGCTTAAAAGTTTACAAACTAATTTTCCCGGCTATTTATTTTATGATAGAGGATTCCCTATTGGAAATGTCTATATCTATCCAATATGTTCATCAAGTAATGAAACGATTACTTTGACATCTTGGAAACCTTTTACGGTAGTTAATGATCCTACTGCGTACATTAGCCTTCCTCCAGGCTATTGGGAAGCAATAGTATTTAATTTAGCTATTCGTATTGCTGAAGAATACCAATTTGATATTAGACAAACGTCTGTTGCTTTAGCTCAAAATGCTATTAAACGCATTAAACGAATTAATCAACGAACTCCTACCCTTAGTACGGATGTAGCGCTTATGAGTACCAGCCAAATGAGATATAATATTTATAGCGATGGATACGGACGATAATGCCAGAAGCCATTGTTCTTCCTATATTAGGGGCTGGCATAGCTGGACGGTCTAAAGCTGTTTCTGCTCAAAAAAGACAAAATCTTTTTCTTGAAGTTAAGCCTGAAAAAGATAAAACAAATTTAGCCGCATATCCCACACCTGGCTTAACATTATTTGCTAATGCGGGTAAGAACCCTTCGCGTGGGTTATGGTGGTTACAATCTTTAAATTTACTCTACTCGGTAAATGCTAATAAGTTATTAGAGATTGATAAAAACGGTGTAGTTACTGAAAGAGGAACGCTTTCAACGGCTGAAGGCACAGTATCAATTTCCGATAACGCTCAACAAATCATAATCGTTGATGGCGAAAATGGGTACATTTACGAACCTAAAACGCTTCAATTAAGCTATACCTACCCCGCTAATTCAGTATCAAATGTTTATAGCCGTACAGGATTAACTATAACTGTAACAGGTTTTGTTAATGCGGGTATTGCTGGAGATACGGCTACCATCACTACTGATGGTGGCGATGTGCTTTCAGGCGCATATACAATTGCTTCAGCTACTCAAGGAAGTTGGACTTTTAATGTTGTATTACCATCTTTACAAACACCTATCATAGCTACTGCTTTAGTAATAGGTTCAAGATATACAGTTTTAACTTTAGGAACTTCAGATTTTACGCTTGCAGGTGCAGCTTCTAATG